GATACAGTTGCTTACGTTCGTTTGCTTGAAAATGCGGCAAAAGAACGTGGCCAACTTATCCCTTACCAAACATCACTGGACTTTGATCCACAACGTGATACAGATACTACACAAACTAAACAGGGAGGGGTTCCTACTACTTCTTCATTAGAAACTGATTTAGAAATTGAGTTTGTGCATAACATTAGTAAGGTGTCGGATGATCTAATGACCTCGCTCTTGAAGAATAAGGATATTGAAGTATGGATTGTATACCGGAAGCGGCGCAATCCACAAGGTCAATATTTTGCTTGGTACATGCGTGGGATTGTATCCGAAGATGAAAATGAGAACGATCCGGATGACAACTCAACTCGTGATGTAACTTTCACCATCAAAGGCGAACCCCAACGTGGATGGTTAACACTACCAGATGATGCGGAAGAAGAATTATCTTATGTCTTCCAAGGTATCGGTCAAGTTACAGAACAAGATAAGACTGGTGGTGGTACTGCCTTTACTGCTGAAGATGCTGGTAAAGGTTCAGATACAGCCCCAGCGAGTAAATAATTCAGAAAAGAATGAAGGAGAAGAATAATTATGGAAATTAAATTAAACGATAAGACAGTTCAATTAAACTTTGGTGTGCGTTTTGTTCGTGAACTTGATAAGGTTGCGGGGATGTCAGTTAATGGCCAATCTTTTGGCTTTGGATTAACTAAGTCTTTGCCTGCTTTACAAGCTTATGATCCAGCAGTTTTAAGTGATGTAATTTACTCTGCCGCTTATGGAGTAAAGCCACGGCCAACGCAGAATACAATCGATGACTTCATTGATAATTGTGAAAACTTAGAAAAGGTATTTGACGAAGTTCAAAAGGAAATTAATGACTCAAATGCTGTTAAGGTAGCAGCAAAAAACATGAAGCCCTAGAAGAGCCGCAGACAAGTGAACAGCAGTATCACGAAATACTGCTAAATGGCCTAGCTCTTCTAGGCTTTTCTAATATTGAAGATATTGAACGAATGACTTTAAGAGAGTATCAATTGCGACTTGAAGCATATAAGATTCATCAGGTTAGAGAGCAGGAAAATCTTGCGACTCTTGCTTGGTGGATTCAAAGCGTTCAGGCAACTAAAGGAAGTGCAAAGCATCCTAAACCCGTCTTTAGTGAATTTAAAGACTTTTTTGATTCTCAAAAACTGATTGATCAAATTCGTTCTAGTTTTGAAGCTGATTATAGTCCACGAGCTAGTGCTACTAAAGCGATTGACCGAGCACAAATTTTTAATCGTCGACTGGAAGAATTTAAGAAACTAAAAGCGACTGGAAAAATCGTCCCACTTAAAGAAAGGGGGATGAACAATGGCTGATAGTTATAGTGTTAGAGCGATTTTATCTGCAGTCGATCAATCCTTTAGTTCAACGTTGGCTAGAGCTGGACAGGCTACTCAATCGTTTGGAAACGCTGTAAATTCTAAAATGCAGGGTGTTGGTACTGCGATGAAAGTTGCTGGTGCTGCTACTACTGCGATGGGTACTAAAGCGTTAAAGGGTTTTGGTGATTTCCAACAAACTTTGAACACTACTGCAGTTGTCGCGGGTGGAACTTCAAAAGATATCAAAGGGCTTGCCGATGTGGCAAATCAGATGGGTGAAGACCTTCCGTTGAGTGCTCAAGAAGCAGCCAATGCGATGCTAGAAATGGCGCGAAATGGTGCATCGCTTGATGACATCAAAAAGCAGTTTCCAGCAATCGCAGAAGCTTCAACAGCTGCTGGCTCAGACTTGCAAACTACCGCTGGAGTTGTTCAACAATCAATGAACATCTGGAGTGATAGTTTAAAGTCACCAGAACAAGCTGCAGCTATTTTAGTTCAGACGGCGAATGCTTCTAATGCGTCAATTGAGGATATGCAACAAGCTCTTGCCACTATTGGTTCGACTGCTAAGATGGCTGGCATGGATATGGGTACAACAGCTGAAGCGATTGGGTTATTAACCAATCGTGGTTTCTCGGCTGCACAGGCTTCAGATGATCTTAACCATGCTATTACTCAGATGTTAGCTCCTTCCTCTATTGCCAAGAAGCAAATGGATGCGTTAGGACTTTCCTTTGTTGATAGTTCTGGAAAGATGAAACCATTTCCACAAATTCTTCAAGAAATTGCGGATAAAACTAACGGAATGGGTGATGCTCAAAAAACGGCAGCATTGAAAGCCATGTTTGGTGCAGCAGGTATGAAAGCTATCGTCCCGTTACTAGAAGCTGTAACTAATACAACTGGTGATGCTAAAAATAGTTGGTCTGCGTACGCTGCCGAACAAGACAAAGCAGCAAGCTCCACTGCGGCAGCAACAAGTTATTTGAAAAATCAAGCTTCAGAAATGCAAAAGAATATTGGTGCATCGTTAGAACAAGTTGGAGGTGCTTGGGAATCACTTCGCAATACTTCAATGCAATCTGCTCAAAGGATTAATAATCAATATCTTGGTATGATTAAAAATACTTTAGACTGGGCTACTAAATCGCAAAGCAGTACAGCAGGAGTAATTAGAAGCTTCATTGGTTTGTCACCGGTAATTGGTGCTGCTGCAACTGCTATTGGTGGTATTCTTTCCGGCTATGGGAAGATGATTAGCCTTGGTGGTAAGGTAATTGGAACAATTGGTAATATTGGCCGAGTGCTAGTTGTTCTGGGACAGTCTGGCGGAAGTATTACTAAGGTAATTTCGGCGTTGGAGGCTCTTAAATCTCAATCACTAATAGTTAAAACTGCTCTGATGGGTTTTAAGGTTGTTAGTGCGATATTTACAGGTCTATCTACTGTCGTTGGAGCTGTAGGGGCGGCATTTACTACTCTTGCTACGGCTCTCGGTATTAGCGCGGCAGCATTAACGGCAATTATCGCTGTTGTAGCCGCTGTAGTTGCCGCTTTGGTTCTCTTCTTTACTAAAACAAAATTAGGTCAACAAATATGGTCTAACTTTGTAAACTGGTTAAAGCAAGCATGGGCTAGTTTAAAACAACTAGCTTCTACCGTTTGGAATGCAATAGGTCAAGCAGTAACACATCCTGTTGAAACAATTAAAGGATTGTGGAATGGGTTGACTAATTGGTTTAGTCAGTTATGGCAAAATATTGTCACTACTGCTAAGTCATTGTGGAATGGATTTGCACAATTCTTTGCTCCCGTAGTTGAAGCGGTGAAGAATATTTGGAATGGTATTAAAGATTTCTTCGGTCAATTGTGGCAAGGAATAGTTACTACCGCTCAAGGTGTTTGGAATAGCTTTGTTCAGGGAATGACTCCAATTATTGAATCTATTAAGAGCTTATGGAGTGCTCTTAGTGAATTCTTTAGTACGCTATGGCAGGGTATTGTGACGGTTGCTCAAGGTATTTGGAACACACTTGTCACTATCTTTACACCGATTATTGAAACAATTAAGGCCACTTGGCAGGCATTACAACCATTCTTTAGTCAGTTATGGCAAGGAATAGTCACAGTAGCTCAAGCAATTTGGCAAACATTAGTAACCGTAATTCAAACAGTTTGGGACAATATTAAGACTGTGGTTCAGACCGCAATTCAAGTTATCTCACAAATCATCCAAACAACCATGCTGAATGTTCAAACTATCTGGTCAACCGCTTGGGACGTGATTAAGACTGTGGTCCAAGCTGTATGGACAGTTATCTCAACAATTGTTTCTACTGCTATTAATGCAGTGGCCGGAATTATCCGGGCTGTTACTGCAGCAATCAAAGGAGACTGGTCCGGTGCTTGGAACGAAATTAAGGGTGTCGTTTCGACTGTTTGGAACGGTATTAAAACTATAGTTACAACGATCTTTAATGCAGTTAGGTCAGTAATTAATAGCATTCTTAGTGGAATTAAATCGATGTGGAGTTCTTCTTGGAACGGGATTAAGAGTATTTCTTCCTCAGTTTGGAATGGAATTAAATCAGTTGTATCAAGCGGTATGAGTGGAATTCGATCCGTTGTATCAAGCATGATGAGTACTGTTCGTTCTGTATTTAGTTCTGGATGGAATGCAGCTCGTTCTGTAACCTCCAGCGGTATTCATGGTGCTGTTAATGTTGTTCGATCAGCAGCAAGCGGAATGGTTTCTGCAGGTCGCAATTTCGTTATGGGATTTGTAAATGGTATTCGTGGGGCTATTGGCGCTGCTGCTAGTGCAGCTGCAAATATGGCTCGTTCTGCGATGAACGCTGCTAAATCTGCTTTAGGAATCCATTCACCATCCCGTGTTATGCGAGACCAGGTTGGGTACTATGTTGTAGCTGGATTCGCCAAAGGTATGAACGATAACACCAATTTGATTGATAAGGCAGCTAATAATCTTGCTGCTCACGCAATGCCATCTGTTGATATTAGTAGTTCAATTAACGGCGTACTTAGCCACGGCAATATTAGTAATAACATTGGTGGGACAATCGACCACCAACTTAATATAAATCAACAACCGGCCTATATTAACCTTTCACTGGGCGGAACAGAGTATAGGGCATTTGTTGATGATATTAGCCGTGAACAAGGTGCGCAAACTTCATTGAATAAGTATAGATTTTAGGAGGTAATGGTTATGTATGGTTTTACTAACATGGATATTAATCCATCAATTAATAGTCCCACTCGCCCGGTGGAAGCAATTAATTACGGTGGTCACTGGTTAGATGATGAAATTACTGGCTATACCACTTTAGTCGTGAGTGGTCGACATACGTTTTCCCGGAAAATTAATGATGTAGATTTAACTGGCGATGGGAATATGTATTTATCATCAAAACTAGAACGACGAGTTATCGAAGTTAAGTTTTTGATTAAGACAGAATCCATCGCTGAATATAACAGACAGATGGAGCAGCTAAATATCATTTTATCGAAACCACATCAACGGTTATATTTTGCTGATTATCCAGAAGCTGTTTATACCGGAACAGTGACTGAAATTAAAATGGAAAATGATATTTTAAACGATGTTGGGACGATAACAATCGAATGCAGTGACCCGTTTGCTTATAGTAGTGACCAACTCGCTTCGGGAACCGGTAATAGTTTCCAATTTCCAAATGCAGGAATAAATTATGGTCAAACTCCAGAAACGATTATTTTTAATCCTAGTGCTGACATCGGTTCTTTGACTGTTTCAAACGGGGATAAGAAGATTGAGATTAATCAAGGAATTACTGCTAATGCCAAGGTGTTGATTGATTTTAATGCGCTTGATGTTGTTATTAATGAAGTTTCGGCATTAATGAATGTCACTTTGGATAGTAACCTTGGCGATTTCTATATCAAGGACGGTGATACGATTCGTTTTTCGACAAACGGAAAATATAAAATTAGGTATAGGGTGAAGAAATTATGAGAATGTATCTATTAGATAAAAAGCAACGTGTCAGACGTTGGCTCAAGGATAATGATTTCATTGAAGCTGAAATGACGGAAGAAATTAATGCAGCTAATCAGATCAATTTCTCCATGCCCTTAAAAGATTGTATTGCGGATAACATTTACTATGTTGCAATTCCAACACCACACAGTAAGCAAAAATATTTATTGTTTAAGCTTCTTAGTGAACGGGTACAAAACGATCGAATTGAGTACCAAGGGATTGAAGAAGCGTACGATGAATTAAAGCAATACGGCTATATTAAAGATATTCGCCCGAATGACCGAACCGCTGAAGAAATGCTAAAGATGGTTCTTGAACCAACACGTTGGACACTGGGTAATGTTCCGGAGACTAATCACCAGTCAACAAATTTTTACTATATTAGTTATCTTGAAGCTCTACAGAAAATTGTAGGGCTTTTTAATATTGAACTAACTTTTGAGGTCACGATTGATTCCAAGAGCAATAAAATTACTCGTCGTCAGGTTAATGTCTATACAGAACAAGGACAGCGAACGGGTAAACGCTTTGAATATGGCTCTAACTTGCTGACAGTACAACAAGAACAGGATAGCCAGGAATTAATCACGGCACTGGTTGGTCGCGGTAAAGGTGAGTTAGTTTCAGAAGGTCACGATGATACTCCTGATGGCTATGGACGGCGAATTACTTTTGCCGATGTAGTTTGGACTAAAAAGGATGGTCATCCAGTCGACAAGCCAGCAGGTCAGGAGTATTTGGTTGATCCAGAAGCAACAGCACTTTATGGCTTTAGTGATGGTAATCCTCGGATTGGCTTAACTGTTTTTGAAGACATTGAAGATCCAGTTGAGTTAATCAATGCTACTTGGCAGGCCTTGCAATCATTAAAGCGTCCCAAAGTAAGTTTTAAAGCTGATGTTACTGATGTGGGCCAATTAGGTCTTGGCGATACAGTTGCAATTATTCGCCATGACTTAAAAATTGAGTATTTCACACGGGTCTACAAGGTCAAGCATAACTTACTCAATGAAAATGATAACCAGATTGAACTAGGAGATGATTTTAGCAGTCATAGTATTACTAGCTCGCTGATTAAAGTTGATGAAATTGCTAACGAGGCCAGAGAGACTGCTGGTCATGCTGCTATTGCTGCTAATGGGAAAAACAATAATTATTATTCTAGTGTTCAGCCATTAGCACCAGTTGAAGGTGATATTTGGTATAAAGACTTAGGTAATAGTGAAACTGATATGTATCAATATCACAATGGTGGTTGGGTGTTTATTCAATCTACTCGTGATTTACATGTAGTGGAGAACCAAGTCAAGGAAGCTCAGCAAGGCCTCAATCAAGCCAAAGCAGACATCATCAACAACAAGCAAAAAGCCGATACTGACATTGAGAACCTCAATAAATCGATTGAGGACAATAAAAAAGTTGCCGATGAAAGCTTGCAAAAGCTAAACGATTCGGTAACTAATCTGCAAGGCCAGTATGATAACAGTGTTGTTCCTAACTTGAATAAGGTAATGGCTGATGCGTCTGATGCACTGCAAAAGTATATCTCTGCTCAAAATTCAATTGCTGATTTAACTAAGCAGGCACAACAACAAGGCAAAGATATTGCTGATGTGTCTAACACGGTTAAAGGCTTAAACATCAATTACGCCAATTTAGCAGGAGATGTTAATTCCACAAAAGTTGACGTAAAAGGTCTACAGACCACTGTTGGTACTGCTAACGGCGATATTGCCCAGTTAAAGCTTGATGCACAGAATTTACAGACGATGTTGGCTGGTAAAGTTGATAATACTACCTACACGAATTTTGTTAATCTGACTAATCAAGCCTTGAATGCTCGGTTAACTGCTAGTGACTTGAATGGTTACGCCAAAACTGTAGATGTGCAGGCTACGGCTAATGGATTACGATTTGATTTAAATAGCGTTACTGACCGAATGAATAATTTGAAAATTGGAACGAGTAATCTTCTCCACCATTCAGACACATTTGACGGATGGATTAAAGGTTATTCAGTTACTGTTACAGCGGACAAATATCTTGATGGTAGAATTGCTATTCTTGGAGGCGCTGGTGTAGACGGCGGACAACTTACTACTTATTTAGATGGTCCATATAACGATGATCTAGTAACATGGGTAGTTTATGCCAAAGCAGATAATGCTGGAGATAAAATGCATACAGAATTATGGGGAGGTGGAGGTTATACAGATCAAAGCCTCACTACCAAATGGCAAGCTTATAAATTTTCTGGTCATAGAGATATTAATCACCATGACTTTTATTTGTGGGGCTGCGTTGGTAACAAGGGAAATATTTATGTAGCTTTACCCTTTGCTGTTGTTGGTAACACAATTGGAACTTGGGGGCCTAATGCAAGTGATATAAATCATGACTTAAATGAATTATCTGCTCGGGTTAACGTTACTAGCCAACAATTTAGTAGCTACTACACCAAATCAGAGACTGATACTAAAGCTGATGTCGCTAAAAATGATGCTGTTAACGCGATCAAGAGTGACGGTAATTGGCAAGGGCTAAGTAATATTCTTACGAATTCAGGATTCTTACAAACTGCTGATGGTTTTCTTCGAAAGGTGCAACAAACCACTATCCCTATGTTCAATGGTGGTGGAGTGAATTTAGTTCAAGGCACAGCAAAATTTAACTTTCCACTTCAAAGCAATGGTGGAGTACAATCGTTGCAAAAATACGATAATGAAACAAATTATATTCAGCATACTGCTAGTCAACCAAGTTTTATTGGTCCTTGGTTTGGAACATTTACTCCAGAAATAGGAAAAACGTATACAATTTCTGCTGATGTTGCAGGCAACGGATATATTTTAGGAGATTGGTTTCGCTATGAAGGAAACGATTCTAGTACTTTAAATCGGGTTGATTTAACTGATAATTGGCAAAGAATATCAAATACAATTCATGTTAATAAAATTAGTGGAAATTGGGTTATTTATGCAGCCAATTCAACGCTGTTAAAAATTAAGCATGTCAAAATTGAAGAAGGATATGTGGATACTCCTTGGTCGCCATCTCCTTTTGATTTAGCCACTCAAGTTTCGTTTTCCGAACTATCACAATCATTAGATGGGTTGCGTTCAACAGTTGGTAGTAATTATGGAAACTTGCAGTCACAGATTAGCCAGAGTTCATCTACTGTTCGTACTGAACTTATAGATAAAGTCAATGGTGTACAGAATCAATTAACTTCTACAGCTGATAGCTTAAGTCTTAAAATTACAAATTTGAAAATAGGCGCTCGTAATCTTCTTCATAATACGAGTGACCAATATCGAACATTAACTGGCGATGGTTGGATGGGAGTTCACACAAGCTCTGATGAGTATACCTCTGTCGCAAACTATCATAATGGTGATCAGTTTACTTATGCGGCAACTATCAATAACACTTCTGATGTCCCGGTTGAATTACAAGTCTGGCGATGTGATCAAAACAAGAATAGATTATCTAATGGAATGTTGGGAATATCTGCTTACATTTACCCAGGGCAAAAAGATGTCCGTGTGTTTCTTACTGGTTCAATAGACAGTAATACATGGTACTTGCAATCAGCAGTTTATTCGTCGGGTGGTCAAAATGGGCAACATACTATTCAAGTTAAAGATGAACGTTTAGTTGAAGGTGTATATGCAGGAACATGGTCATCAAACCCTAACGATGTTGCTAAAAATATTATTGACTTGAACGCTACTCTTCAAGGTTTACAATCTACTGTTTCAGGTAACTACGGAAATCTTCAATCACAAATTAATCAAACGGCTACAACGCTCAGAGGAGAAGTAACTGATAAAGTTAATGGATTGCATGGTCAAATCACGACCCAAGCCAATAATATTAATTTAATGCTTGGAACAGCAGGTGACTTATCCAACATTTGCCGTAATCCAGATTTTATGGATGGAAGTACTAATGGATGGGAAAACGTTTCGTCTTCAACTGGAAATAGGTCAAGTCCATCAAAATACTATGGTGGGATCAATCATCGTGACGGTTACTATGGAAAATGGTTTCCAGTAGCAGCAGGAGATAAGTATTATTTTTCAACTTACGCTTGGCAAGACCAGTCTTCTAATAGTTTTAATCTTGGATTTGTATATGAAAAGAAAGATGGAACATGGAATTGGCAATCAGCTGTCTCTTTTAGTCCGAATGAGGGCTTCAAAACTAAATATGGTTCGATTACTATTCCTAACACTGTAGTAAAAGCTCGAATTTGGGTACAAATCGAAGCTACCGCTAATTTTGGTAATTGGTGGTTCACTAATGTTAATGTCAGAAAAAACGATACTCTCGCTCAAATCAACATGTCAGCCGGCACAACATTAATCCAAAACGATAAAATCTACATGGATTCTTCATCAACTATCTTCTCTGGTAAAGCATTTATTCCTGATGCGGCCATAACCAATATTTCGGCTGACAAGATTACTGCTGGGACACTAGATGCTGGTCGAATTAATGTTGTTAATCTGAATGCAAATAATATTACGACTGGGACAATTAACGGACAAAATTTGAAAATTGATTTGAATACTGGAAATGTTGAGTTCCAGCACGGTCGTATTCATAATTTTAGTAATACAGTGGATATTAACCTTGATCAAAACTATATTTCTACTGCTAATTACACCACACGAGCATTATTAAAAGATGGGGAACTTCAATTAACTCAGCCTAATCTTTTTGACACTAATGGTAATTGGTACTTCCGCCTTTTTAATGGTGGTGGTGCTGGTGATGCTTGGGCCGGAGCTAGTTTAATTGGTCGTGATAGTGTGATTGTTGCTAATGAAGCCAATGCACAAGGAACAACAGGTTTTACATCTAGTCCAATGGGGACGGCTACTTTTTCTGGTTTATTTACAGGAAAAGGAACTAACAATTGGATGCCGACAATCTTAGGCGGTGCAGAACGAGGTGTGTTCATTAAAGGTGGTAACCAAATGAGCATAAAGCAAAACGTTATGGACCCTAACGATGGAGGGGTTTTTGTAACCGGTTCTCCGTTTATTTCTGTGGGCGTAGATGGACCCAATAATAATTGGTGGGGAAATCGAATTGTAATTGACGGAGAATATCTTCATGTTCCGACAGCTTGGCGGCATACTACTGGTGGTGCTCCAAACCTTGTCGTTGCTTCTGATGGTGCATTAGTTCGTTCTACTTCTGCATCAAAGTACAAGACTGAAATTCATCGTGATTATTCAACTAATTTCGGTGATCGTTTATTAGAGTTACCGACAGCAACCTGGATTGATAAGGGACAAAAAGAACGTTATCAGGAAGGTAAACGGCACATCAAACCGAATAAATACTTTGGAATGATTGCCGAAGACCTAGCGGATGCAGGCTTAGATCTCTTCGTCAGCCGTAACCCACAAACTCACGAAATAGAAGGTATTCAATATGAACGAATAGCTCCAGCGCTTATCCCTGTAATTAGAAAATTAAAAAAGAAAGTTCAAGAATTGGAGGAAAAATTAAATGAACAATAATACAGATATGAATCAAGTAGCACAGAAATTACTTAATAAATTGGCTTTGCAAGAATATAACAATTCGATTCTAGAAGCACAGGTTGAAACGCTTCAACAACAAAATCAGCAATTAAAACAAGAAAATGAATCCTTAAAGAATAAGAAAGGCGGTAAATAATTATGGCTTTAACCAAAGAAAAGAACATCACATTGGTAGGACACTCAACAATTAATGGAACTGAGGTTGCGCGTTTTAATGCTCAAATTGCAACAGATTTGAATGCACAAACTACAACTAATACTTACATTTATAATCAAGAACTTTACCGCAAAAACTTAAAACAGGTACGAGCGGACTCTGATGAATTTCGAACATATATCCGCAGTCAAGAAGATGAAGCGTTCAGTGAAATCGAAGAAACAACAGCTGACAAAGCATAAGAAGTGAGGGGATAGTTGTGCCATACCATTTATTTATGCTTCATCAAATGCAAGCGCTAATTGATGATAAGTTGATGTGGGCATTTACCATTGTTATGATTGTGGATTTAATTACCGGTATGATAAAACCATATTACGCAAAGAAAACGGTACGAAAAACTAATAGCTCTGTTGGGATTCCAGGCCTAATCAAACATACAATAATTTATTTAGTGGTAGTAATCGCTTATCCGTATCTTTATACGATCGGAGCAAGCACAATGGCTACCACTTTTTTAATTGCTTGGATTTATCAATATTTGATTTCAATTGTTGAAAATTGGACAGAGATGGGGTGGTGGTTGCCTAAACCAATCATGGATTTCTTTGAAGCAAAGTTAGCAAAAGATCAAGAAGATTATGATCCATCTAAGTACAACTTTCTTGGTAAATATAAAGGAGGTAAAAAGTAATGTTAAAAATGGTCGATGTATTCTCTGGAAGTCCTCGTAGCTTTGCGACATTGCCAGAAACTGATATTACAATGGTTAAAGCCACGCAAGGAACTGGGTATGTTAATCCAGCATGTAATATTGATTATGCTAATGCAAAAGCAGCAGGAAAGTTACTAGGCTTATACCACTATTGTGCTGGTGGTAATCCAATTGCCGAAGCTGATTACTTCATCAATAATATTAAAAACTATGTAGGTGAAGCAGTCTTAGCGGTTGATTGGGAAGGGTATCAGAATGCTAGTTGGGGTAATTACGGTTATGTACGTCAATTTGTTAACCGTGTTCATGAGTTAACAGGCGTATGGTGCATGGTTTATGTATCTCAGTCTGAAATTCAACAGGTTGCAAATTGTGTAAATGATTGTCCGTTATGGGTTGCTTACTACAAGTATTCTCAATCTCTTGACTGGAATTATCAGGGAGCTGGATTCAATATTGCACCTTGGGAAGTCTTTACTGTCCATCAATTTACTGGTTCAGATATGGACCGAAACATGGTTAATACAACTAAAGAAGGTTGGCTAAAGATGGCTAACCCTAATAACAATATTTCCATTCTAGAACCATCTCCTGTTCAACCAGCAGAAGAACACAAAGATGAAAAAGAGTTATCGTTTGTTGATGAATTGGGTGATACTTGGTTTAAAGAAGAGGGCAAGTTTACCCTAGATGTAGGGGTTAATTTGCGCTATGGTGCCCGAACAACATCTAATATTATTGCCACTCTACCAGCAGGATCTACTATTGAGTATGATGCCTTTAGTCGTCACGCTGGCTATGTTTGGATTCGTCAACCACGAGAAAATGGCTATGGCTACATGGCAGT